GTTTGCGTACAATATCAGTTATGAATGTTTGTCTCTCAGTTGCTAAATACTGACGTTCTTCGGGATTTAATGTAATTTCTTCTGTGATGAGTTTAAACTCATCGAGTATGAGTGTAGTCCCAGTATCCGTGAAGAATGTTTGTTCGTGGAATTCAAGTACAAACTCGATAGTCTGACGATGCACGGCACACACGGGGAAATACGGACGATTTGGTTTATTAGAAGAATATTCATCACTCGCATATTTCCTAGAAAAGAAGAAGTGTAAAGGAATCATAAGGTCTGCAGAATATTGTGAAAGGTCCTTAAATGCGTCCAATGTGGAATCATCATAACCTATATTTCTATTTATAAGAAATCTATTAGCCACCTTTTCAGATACTTCTAAATAAAGTTCATCATAAAGAATACCCCAATCATCATGGATTGTTTCAACTTCTAACTCATCTACAACCATCGTGACACTTTTCAGTATATGTCTCCCTAGTTGGTCTGCGTAATTTTTACCACCACCATAATCTGTAAGACGTGGCATTGTAATACTAAGCCACATGTTGCTCAAAAGGTCTCCCATGTTTTGAGGATTGAATTGAACCTTGATAGTTTGTCCAAATGGCCAATTTGGTATACCACCGGGATTAATAACATTACGACTCCTATGGTACTTCCTGAAATCTGAGTGTATCTTATCATTCTTATAATTAAAGAATGAATCTTCTGGGTCTTTGGAAAGTAGGTGTGTATCCTGTTTTCCAATAGCTTTGAGAGAAATCTTTGCAGCTTCACCCATACTTATCTATTGTCTACATATTTTTAATATCATTCTCCCACATACTCATTGGACTCGTGGTCATCATACTCGTGAGTTCTGCTTTCGCCTGTTTGGATTCCTTGAGAAGTTCACGAACACTTTCCTCTGTATATTGAACAGTTCTAATGTTTAGGAGGTAATCATAGGTTCCACCAATCCTGGGAAAATTCAATGTAGACAGTTGATTCTCGAGTTCTTGTTTCTTCCTCTTAAAAACAATTAGACTTCCATTGATAACCATGGTAACAAAGTGGGATTTGTAGCCACACATCTTCGTTTTGGCTTCAAGAACCTTGATGAGATGCTCTTTCCTTTTAATGTAATAGTGCCGACGGAGTTCGATGAAGTCTTTTAGAATGAGTTCAGGGCTCTCGTATTTGTGGATACCCTTCGTTGGGTGAAAGAGGTGCATGTTTGTTGTACGGACAGTCTTTTGGAGTTTGAGGTCCTTGATGATATCTTTGCCGGTGTACTCCTGAATAACAAAATCAACATCTTCTGTTGTACTGTTATTGGTGAAACCACTGATGACCTTCTTTTCTACAAGCATATCAAGGTGTTCCTTATAGTCTTGTGTCCAACGACCTGGTGGTAGCTCGGATACCTTGATTGTTTTACCAATTATATTCCAAACACCTTCAGTGACCCAAACCTCATCCTGTTCGAAAATACGACCCTTGAATCCCCTAAACCATGGTTTCATTCTCTTGATAGCTTTCCCACCGATGACGTTAAGAATATTCTGTTTGATATCTTTGGGGTTGAAGGGTGGAACATAACAGCTGAACCCTGTACCGATACCTTCAGTCCCATTCACCAGAACCATTGGAATAGTTGGCATGTAAAAATCTGGTTCGATAGACCTCCCATCATCATCGAGGTAGTTGAGGATGGCGTCATCCTTAGCATCAAAAACACTACGAGCCTCTTTAGTCAACCGTGTGAAAATGTACCTGGTTTGTGAGGCATCCTTACCACCCATGAGTCGTGTACCAAACTGACCACATGGTTCTAGAAGATTGATATTGTTAGAACCCGTATAGTCATTCGCCAACTTTACGATTGTATCTGCGAGAGACACTTCACCATGATGGTAGGAACTCTTCTCGGCGACATAGGCTGCCAATTGGGCAACCTTCATCTCACCTTGTAGATTCCTTTGAAAGCATGAATACATAACTTTCCTTTGGGATGGTTTGAGTCCATCTGCGACATGGGCAATCGAACGCTTTAGGTCCGCAAGACTGAAATTGACCAGGTCTTTGTGAACAAAGTCTGTGATACTCAACTGTTTGACGTGTCCATAAGGCACTTCAAGTTCCCTCACATCCTTAGCGGTACTGTCGAGAAGCCAGGTTTTCCTCGCATCCGCCTTCTTCTTATCAAACGCAAGAACAATCGATTCGTTAGTCATCCTATCTACATCAAATCGAACCGTGAGTTCTTGAATCTTCTTGAAGTACTCCCGAGCTTCTACTGAGGTTGAGGTACCCAAACCCTTGTAATACTTGATACGCCACCCAGCTTTCCCATCACCATACCAGGTTCGAAATGCTGAATCTGTGTAAAAGGATTTGGAGTCTGACCCCTTGGATGCCTTGATAATTGGGGTGACCATACTCACGACAAAACCCAAATTGAGGAGACTTGGCCAGAAATAGTGAATCATGTTTAGAATTAGGCCTTTGATGTGAGAACCGTCATTATCTGCATCTGTCATAATCATGAGACGACCATAACGAAGTTCTGACACATCCTTGTATTCTTTACCTTGTTGAAGACCCAAAATCTTCTTGAGATCATTAAACTCTTGGTTAGAGGTGAGTTGTGAGACGGAAACATCTCTAACATTCTTACACTTACCCCGAAGTGGGAAGACACCATAGTGGTCACGACCAACTACAGAGAGACCTGCAACTGCGAGGGTCTTTGCTGAATCACCCTCAGTCACAATCAATGTACACTTATTAGATTGTGCAGTACCAGCTTTGTTGGCGTCATCCAATTTGGGAATCCCAGTGATTTTGGACTTACGAGCACCATCAGTCTTCTTTAGTTCCTTCATCTCCTTGAATTTCGAGAGTGCGAGGAGTTCATCTTGAATACCAGTCTTGAGAACATTCTTGATGAAGTTCTTTGGAGGTTCAAACTTAGACCCAAAGTCTTGAGCTTTGAGGGTGCATTCAGACTTTACCTGACTTGAAAAGGCTGGATTCTCAAGGGTTGCCTTTACAAAGATATTGAAGGTGTTCTTGACCTGTTGAGGTTTCAACTTAATCTTCTTGGCCATCTCCTCAATAATCCCCACAGCAACGAGGGATGCCACATGGTCTACATGGGTCCCACCCCTGGTTGTACAAATACCATTAACAAACGACACCTGTTCTAGGCCATTCTCTGAAGGACCGATACACACGGACCAACGGTCATTGGAAAAGGAACACACTTCCCCTACACCTTCATGCATTTTGGCATACGCATCAAAGTTTTGTTTGGGGAGAACATCTCCATTAAACTTGACCTTGCAATTGGGGGTTGAACAAATGTTTGCATCCCACACCCTCTTTTGGAAAATCTTATAGATGGCGAAATCCATCTTGGGCATCCCAAACCTCTTCCAATCGGGGGTGAACGTGATAGAAACGGATGACGTAGCACCCGCATATTTTTTGATTTTTGGTTGTTCACACACAGTCATATTGTTAGACCATTTTTGGGTGTATGTTTGTTTAGTCTCGTGGTCTTTGATGACGATAGAAAACGAGGAGGAGTAGATGTTCGTCAATTTGGCACCATAGCCATTGCGTCCACCAACTACCCGCTTCTTACTGTCATCATAGTTGGTACTTGTGAGAAGGTGTCCAAATGTTAATTCTGGATTCCAAATACCTTCCTTCTCATGCATACGAACCCCGACACCACCGATGGGACCATTGTTCTCTATAGTCACTGAACCACTGACTTTATCAATAGCGACAGAGATGGAAGTGACATGCTTGGGATGCATAGAGTTGCGGTCAACCGCGTTGACGAGGATTTCATCAAAGATTTTCAAGAGAGCTGGGGAATACTTGAGGTTATTCTTCTCAAACTGTGAGTTATCACCGTTGAGAACCCAATACGGTTCGACATTCAGGTCGACGGGACCTACATATGAGTCAGGTCTCTTGAGAATGTGCTCAATGTGGGTGAGCTTTTGGACACTTTCCATGGTTCTTGACTTTATTACAACTCAAAACTCTAACTTAGGTTCTTTTTCTATAAATCTGTTCACGAATTCCAGCATGTACGAAATCGCTTCATGACTTGGTTCAATCTCATCGAAGTTTTCTTTTGCTGAATATTCCACGATCCCCCCTTTCGAACCATTGATCAACATCTTGTATCGTTCAGTATCAACTCCAAGTTCCCTAGCATGATTGTTATTATGAATGATAAGTTGAGTGTTTTTGTAATTAAACACCGTTGCCAGAAAATAAGCAATATCATACGATTCCTTGGAAAATTTACCTTCACATCTGGGGTACAACTCGTCAATAACGAATTTATCTCTCTCCAATTCCAAGTAGTTTTTGTTAATATAAGACGAATCTATCAAAGTCTCGAATGTTTCTCTGAAATCGTTTTCGAGCTTTCTGTGGTACTCTTGCACAGATGTCAACCCTACGATTGTTTTCACATAAAAGGAGTCTCCTTTGATTTTGGTGTTTCTATCGTGTAATGCATGTGAGGTCAATCTTCTCCAAAACGTGTCTTGTCGGTGGAGAGGACACATACAGTCTGGTCTCTGTGTTACACACAGAACCCTATATGCTTTTTTGTTCTTGTTGAAGGGGTGACAACAGAGTGTACGATGATGACCTCCCTTATCGCATACAGAAAATGTCCAGTTTGGGTGTTGACATTTCGAGATTTTATTCTTGATTTCCTCTCCCAGTTCACCAACTTCAAGATATCTCACAACTTTGGGAGCCTTAGGAGTCTTGAGAGCCTTGGGAGCCTTAGGAATCTTGAGAGCCTTAGGACTCTTGGGAGCTTTGGGAGCTTTGGGAGCTTTGGGAGACTTCACAGCCTTAGGAGTCTTGGGAGCATCAAATTCTAGAAGTAAATCACCCATAAACTTATCGACAATCTGTTCGGTGGAACTGTATAATCTTAGTACGTCTGGAAATGAACGAAGTCTTTTCAAATTATCTCCGAAGTAAAATCTTTCACCCCTGAATACAACGTCCCGTAAACACCTATCTGATTTGATAGAGAAATATCGATCGGTCTCACCAACACTTTTACCCCTTTGACGCTCTTCAATATACACATTGAAATTATAAGGGTTTATATGAGTATTCTTACACGTTCGTTCGAATCGCGTCCACTCAATTTCTCCATGTGTGGACAGTGTAACTCGCACTTGACTTGGGTCATCATATTCAAGTGTAAGACGTAACTGATCTGTAATATTAGGAGACATTTTTCTTAAAAAACAAGAAACTCTTGACTTTATTACAAGTCTAACTTTTAACTTAAGTTTACTATCAGTTTTTGGCAATTCTCTCTAAACTTTTTACCACGACGAACTTCGTCGTACTCACGGAGAATGTGAAACTTGGGTGAGTGAGGTAAGAGGTAACCACATGTCCATATCTTCTCCCAAAATTCCGGGCTAAAGTGGTCTTTCATGAGAGTATATAACTTGAGGTCTCTCTGGTCGACCCATTCCTTCGTGGCCCACGGTTTCTTAGGCATTCGTCTATAGTTCCCCTCGTAACGGTTTCTCAAGGTATCACCCTCTATAATGATGTTTCCTCCTCGGGAATACCAGTCGTCCAGACATCGATTCATATCCTCTTTGTCGAATGAACCCATGTCTGTTAAGGCTAAATATCTGTCTCAACTTAGGTATACTTTTTTCTTTGGATACGATAGGAAGATATGTACTTCTATTTGATTATTGCAATTTTCATTCTTGTTGTGATGATGCAGAATAAGTCCAGGGGTCTGAAAAGTTCAATTGAGAAACTTGTCAGGCAATCTGCTCGGTATGCCACGGCAGCGCAGCAAGATAAGTCCCCAGTTATAGCCATACTTCACGCGAACTATGCAACCGCCTACCTATACGCACTCAAGGATATTGCGACTGAATCACAGATTCATAATGCCACTGGTATAAATGTCAAGAAGTTCAAGGAGCATGTTATTAATGTACAAGACATGGTGACTAAAAAGACTACTGAAACGTGT